TATTATGGTGCACCTTTTCGTGCATCCGCATTTCTAATAGCTGATCTTTGAATGATTTCATGTTACCGTTATTGCTGATTGGGTTGTTTTCTTGATTGACTTAACATTATTCTTATGTTTGATAGTTCCAAATAACGCATATCCAGCGGTATGAACTACGTCTTTTAGTAGCTTTTCATATTTATCTAACGTCAATGATGACATTACATCATACGAAAACTCTTGGTAATAATGACCATCGTATAATCTCTTACTACCTGATAGAACACCACCTTCAATCTTATAATAACCTTCACCTTTTCCCTGAGTAGAGACATTAGCAAAGGCATACCCAATGCTATTTTCATCCTTAACAAATTGTAGATATTCACCGTCTCTATATGATACACCTGAATTAAACACTTTCAGAGTTGCAGCGCCATTAGCAGTATTCAATTCAGTTGAGACTAGAGCATTTTTTCCTGACACATTTGAAGACAGGTCGAAATTGACAGCAATAACATTAGCCTGGAAATTAGAATTAACACCTGATACTATTGTTGTTGAATTGCCAGTTATGACAAAATTATTGGCTGTTGATAATCTTAACGTCTGTAGCGTAATTGTATTTGATGAAGTATTTTTCGACTTAACAATACCACGAGCGCTAGTAGCATCCTGAGTTATCAGGTCTCCAATCTCAAATGGAAACGGAGATTGATCCAATGTCAATATATGGTCATATCGCTCAAACGGAACCGTTAATGGGTCATAGATATAGATGAACGGAAAATCGTTGTAATCTTGACCAGGATTTAGACCTACTAACTTTTGTATTTTACCAAATATAGTGTTTGACCAGTTTATGGCAGACAATAAAGTATTGGAGTTGGTGTTTGGGGTTGTCCCATGAAACCCATAGTTATTAGCATTCAATAAAACATCAACGTAATCACTTAATAAGTCATCATCAACAGTTACATACTCTTCAAATAAAAGAGAGTTCGATATCTGGAATGTAAATCCAGTTCCTTTAGATACCGAGACGACTTTATTAGAGTGATTAGTGACAGTTGAATAGAAATACACTTGATTGGAATGGAATGTATTGTTTACATTCATCACTCCTATTTTGGTTGTATTGGATATAGAATTAGAAGCCCATCCAACAACATTACCTGAGGCTCTTTTATTCTCATATCCATCTAATAAAGATTGGTTGGCTGAAACAAGATTGCCAGACGTATAAAATGCGTTGCCTTGCACATTACCACTTAACACTTCAACATATAGATTACCTGCTGATGTGTTAGTGAGATTGACTGATATGATTCTGGCGGTCCCCTTTGAAGAACCGTTTGCATAATACGTTGTTATTAGATCGTTGGCTGAAAAGCTTCCCGTGCAATTTAAATAATTGATATTAGCCAAAGGCTGGTAGATTTCTTCTAATAGACTGAAATCATATTGACCATTAACGGTTAGGATATTTTCTGATACCAGAACAAGGGAATTAGCATTGTAGCCGTATCCACCGTCCAATAATTCAATTGTAACCTGCCCAGTAGTTTCTGTGATTTCAGTAACACGAGCTTTACCGCCGACTCCTGTATTTGATACAAGATCAACAATATCACCAACTTCAAAATTAGAACCAGACCCATTAACACTTATTTCTAATGAAGAAAGAGAACCTGTAATCGAGGTTCTTTCATCAATTGGTAATGTGTCATTGAGAAGAGATAATGTCTCGCCTGTCTTAAAGTTACCTTCACGGGCTGAGATATACAATAAGTCAATTAGAGTATGGCCTTTGCCATATCGTCTAACAGCTTTTTCAACAAAGGCCTTTGCTTTAGATTTATCCCCAATAACCTGCTTACCAACGTAATTACCATTGGTCTCTTTAAGAGTTACTTCTAGATATTCGGGCTCAAACCAATAGCCATCGGATGGCTTTAGAATATCTTGACGGGGATAGTAGATTTCGGCATCTGTTCCAAATGCCAGACGGAATAGCAACTCTATTGACTGTTGCGTTCCCTTTGATCGGTATAAGTCTAATGAATGCTTAATTAGAGTTCTAGTATTCTGAACAGTATCAAGCTGAATATTCTTGAGATACGTTTCTTTGAAATGTATAAGAAAACGTTCTGTAGTTTCGTCAACGTCTCTGTATTCGTATAATCGTCTTGTATTATATAAAACGTTGTCTGGTTCTTCTAGCCACTCATAATACAATTTCACAAAGAGAACAAAGGTTGGGCCTAGCTCTCGAAAGACAGCGGGAAATTGTTGTTCAATGAAGTTTGATATTGTCTTTTCGAGTGTATCCATTTTACCTTTGTGTAAACCTTAGCTTAGAATGATTTATTACATAGATGGAATGTGGCTCTCCATTACCCTCATGAAAGCGGACTGCCGCATAACCATTGTTTTTGGCCTCGTGTAGATGGGGCTCAATGTCATCTCCTGCATAGACATTGGACTTATCCAAAACATGATCCTTGTGTATATATCTGGTTTTTACTTCGCTCAATCTGCCAGTCTGTGTAAACTGTCTAGCCCATTCTTTATCAGTTGAATAAAACTTACCGCCCATAGGCCCACCAGCCTTATTATGAACGCTTTCTCCTCTATGAATTGGAATATAATCAGACACGCTTTCTGTCATTGTAGATGGCTTCCTATACATTGACGATCTTATCGTGAAATCCTTGTTTCTTCCCTTGTTACTGACGAACCCAAATCGACCATAAAAGCGTCTCAATCTATTTTTACTAGTGGTCCCGAATGAGTAATCTCTATCAGCCAAATCCAAACGTATTCTATGTCCATGTTTATCAGCGTAGGCAGTTAAATGTTTCATTGCCGCTGATCCAATTCCTTGTTTTCGTTTTCCTTTAGGAACAGAAATATGGGCTAAGTGAATGTCATTGTTCTTTGAATCATGGTATATATTTAAATCAACGCCATGCTGAGCCTTGATTTCGTCTTCAACGTCTTTGACGCTTTCAGTCATTGGAAACTTGACTGTATGGTGCGTTAGGTCTGTCACCTGTCTTGTCTCCACACTACCTTTGTGTCGTCTGGCTAGCCTAGCAGAAAGCTTTGCATGTAGGTCTATGTTCCTATCCTTTGAAGAGGAGAAGTTAAGGCTAGCAGGTCTCATGTGCCTTGCAAAGCTCATAATGGAGCGGTGCACATGGCCTATAATCTTTTGGCCAGTTTTCTTGTCCATTTTAGGACTTCTCCAATATGAACCATTTACCATATAGTTCACACTGAAATCTTTATCTCCCGTCCCCGAGAAATGAACGTCCACATGATGGCCATCAATGGTTGTTTGGTTACGGGCAAATATTTTCTTGCCCGTTCTAGGAGATTCGTATCTTTCTGTTGACCATTTCTCATTTATCTTTTGGGGTCTATACATTGTAAGGTCAACAACTTCACTGGTATGCGGTTTACCATTGTGATAACCAACTGTAACAATACCATCATGCCCACTATCACGAATGGCTTGTGATAACCGCTTCCCTTTCTTTCCTTTGTAATGGTTGCTTAATACATGTTTCCAGTTGTCAGGATTACGGTAAAGTCCACTTTCTCCCCATTTGATGTAGAGGGGATTGGTAAACGTATGTGTTCCAACTTCCATATGGGGTTCAAGATGCGAGGGCACCATACTAGAGGCTTGCATGTATCTACCTGCGGGCTCCAATTTCTGAGCAAACGGATCATCTTGTAAATGCCTCGTGTATTTCTTTGCTGATTTCGTATTCCTAATGTATTGAAACGGCTTATTAGGCTGAATATCTAAATCAGGATGATAAGCCGTTTCTATTTCCTCTTTCCAAAGGACATACGTTTTCTTTTCAAATGCCTCATCTACAGGATCAGGAAACTTCTTTTTATATTCTTTCTTATAGTCTTCATTTTCAAAGGGTCTAGCATCAGCAACTTTCATGAGTATATGTGATTGGCCAAGCAATCTAGCTTTTGCTACTCTATGATTTCCATCTAATAGATAATGAACCCCATTATGATGTATGGCAGTTGGAATATCTGGATAATGAGGTTCTGTCCATTTCCCCTGGATTTTCTTTTTAAGGACCCCTGAATTAATAGTGCTTTGACTTGTTACAATAGATTTTACAGGAACATTTTTCAGTTTGCCTTTGGTATCTGCGTATGTATGTTGGTTCTCATAGTTATCTCCTATTGCCCTACCATCTGGCGTTCTAAAGGCTGGATAATATTCATGAGGAATGATTGTAGATATATCACCATCATGATACCCCCTGCCTAGGCGAGGGGTTATTCTTTTGAGAATCTTTTGGGCTTGGGGTCTAGTTCTTTTAGCCTCGACTAAGAACGCCTTGAATGATAACACCTTAACTCCTGTATGGTCTGCCATCTGCAACGTAAGCCCACATATAATCTTGCCCTAATAACGTTGCTTTCATGGCTCTATGGTTTCCATCAATCAAATAATAATAACCTCTATGATGATATGTATACGGGTAATTAGGCTCATGATCTTGGAACTTACCCCTAATTTTTAGGGCAATTGCCTCTTTAGACACATTAGACTGTCTTGTGACAATAGCCCTAACAGGTATTAATTTCTTAATTCCGTTCTCTTTCATATAATCCCATTCACATCTATACGGACTGGAATTGCGTCCAACCCGCTTTCCGCCAGATACCACAAATCCATCAAACTCCTGTAAAGGAAGAATAGTTGTTAAACACCCATCATAATTACACGGCAGTTTTTCTAGTCTCTCTAAAGCTTCATTACGAGTTAGGTTAGCCATTTCTATCTCTTCAATGTTTCAACTGTCAAATGGATTTCATCGGGTTCAATTGAGGCGATGGTATCTCTTGGTATAATGATATCATCGTCTGCTGGAATTACATAAAGCTTGATTGTTGATCCTTCATAAGAGTCGCAATAAAAACTTTCTATATTAACTACTCCAGAATCGTAATCAACAGACCCAACTTTAGCAATTTTCTTGTCTATTCCAGAATCACTATGAGTTATCCATAATCCTCCTGTACCATCATCCTTTATGATTGCACGCATACCCTTGAAAGTAAAATACGTTGATGATAATGTGTGAAGATCGTTGTCATCGTCTATATCAATTTGCTGTAGGTTCTCAAGTTTCACTCCAAAGTCTAATATCGCATCTGTAAATACTTGAAGCTCTGGATTGAACTTCTTATACAATGAAACTCTAGTTACATTTGATATCATTGATTGATCTGAATCATCAATCGCAGTTGTAAATGGAGAACGTCTAAACTCTACTGCGAAATCATCTAGGTATGCATCATTATAAGCAGTTATAACATTACTAACCAATGTCCCTAAGTTCTTTGGGGATAGTGTTGTAACATTTATATTATATCTGACTGTGCTATCTATTCTAAAATATGTAAAAACAGGCTCAATAAAGATTGGGTCTAACATTGTTCTTTTTTTGATGAAGTCAGTATACTCTTCCACTTTTGATTGTGGAAAGCCTTCAACATCTTTTAGATCAACTGCAATAAACACTTTCCCATATTGTGGGGGATTAGCGTCTTCTCCCCCATATGCTGATACGGCATTTATTTCAGGAAACTCTTCCTTTAAGATAACCTCGTAATCAGAAGGAACAATAGCTCTTTCTTGTACCTGAAAGTGTCTAGGGGCATAATACTTGATAGAATCGATGCTCTCAGGTTCGGACCCATTTATACCATTTGAAAGTGTCTCCACAACCACATTATCAATAAGTTCTGAAACTTCTCCAGTGGGGTCAAAGTTTTGGGTAAATGACTTTGCACCATTGGCCTTACTACCTGTTGAGACTCTATAGTCTAATACTATAGTAGACCCTGCTTTTGGTTGTCTTCCAATATTATTATCTCCGAATAGGATTTCATAATAACCATTCTCTGAGGCTTGTAAGAAATAAACCTTTGATAGCTCATTAAGACCTAGTAGAGTTGTGGCCCGAGTATATTTTTGACCAACTAAGGTGTTATCCTCAAAGGCAACAACTGAAAGACTATTGGTATCAACATTTTTATTGTTGATTCTGAAACGTTTGTTATCTACATTAGAAGGGAATATATACGTGTCCTTTATGTAAACACCTTCATATATATCTGTCTCGAATGAGAATGATGTATTGGCAGATGCAACCGTTAACGTTTCGGGTATGGTGAAAAAGAAACTCTCATTTTTGATAACTGTACCAAATCCTGAGCCCTTTGAGATAACGTAAGGCTGACTCTCTCCTGTAGCCTTAAAAGAGACGGCTACACGGGCCTTGGCCGATCTAGCGGACCTTGGGGTATAGTTTAAATCCTTAGCCCTGGATAGCACACTATCGCGCATCTGAGCACTGTCTAAGAAGCTCTCAGAGATATCCATGTTGTAAAAGAAGATGTTTTTTGTTGTATTGTAAACGAGAACATCTAACAATACACTCATAGCAGATGATTCAAAGTCATAATCTTTGAATTGAGATTGAGACTTCATAAACCGCTTAAGATCGGTTTTCAGACCATCGAAGTCAAGGGATATTAAATCAAGAGAGCTTATAGAAGAATTAGCCACGTAAAATCCTAATGTTATTTGTTGATTTTATAAGCTATTTATCTAATTCTCGTTAAAGGAATATCAACCTCTATAAGCTTATCAGGAATATTGACACATTCAAACTGAACAGTAACAGCTATGCTATGTTCATCGAATATATCTGACCCTACATTGATACCTATAATCGTAACTCTAGGCTCAAAGTTCTTTAAGCTAACTTCTATAGTATGTCGAATTAGATCAATAGTTTCATTATTAAGAAACTCGAATAGAGAAGTTTCTAACTTTGACCCGAAATGAGGTTGATAGAAACGTTCTCCTAAAGTAGTTAAAACCGTCAAAATAACGGCTTGTTTAATAGAATCTTCATTTGTTACTTTCTTAAGCAACCCCGTTACAGGATTGCGCTCAAAGGTAATAAAGAAATCCGAAAAGTATTCTGGCAGTACCGATTTATAACTATTACGTTCCGCTCTTGCCACGTCCTAACCTCTTTTGTAATCTTTCTTTTACGCTAGGAGACGGAGTTGCCATAAAAACACTAGGCTCATTGTAATACATGTGCATAGGTTTACCTGCAAATGTAGTGTTTCCCGTAACGTCAAGGTGATGCATCTTACCACCTGATTGTCTTAATTTATCTCTCAGTCTAGACCATACACGTTGAGCACCCTCAGAATGTGATGTATCAGAATAAATTGTCCATCCATGTTTATTTATAAGATGGTCATATACGTCATGCACTCTAACAGTAGAACCTTTTCTTTTACTAAGAGATTGTTCCTGATAGGCGTCTGTATTATTTCGTCTCAGACCAATTCTTGCTTCTATTTTATTGTCTTTTGGATGATAAGCTAATATATGCCCACCACTATTAGGACCATCTGTTACATGATATATTCTATGGCCAGATGGTAATCTACCCATGTTTTTACGATCAAATATCTTATTAGAAAATAGTTTTTCCTCATCATCTGTAACAGTGTATCCAGGAGTTTCCCTTGTTATACTATTCCGTTCTGGCATTTCATATAACATTTCCTTGAATGAAAGTATCTTAGAATTATCCATAAGCGAAAGTGTCTCCTGATGCTGTAACTGTTTTGGGGTTGCAATGAGGCCCGTCTAAAATTGGGCATTCATCATCAGGAATAGCAGGATCGCCTAACACCACTACGGGTAATCCCCCTGCAAACACAGTTGTACCAGTGGGAGTTAATTGGCCATCCCCATGGCTATCAATGTCTCCTAGAACGGCCCATAATTGGCCATTCACAAAGACAGTGCTTTGCATCACGACAATAGTTGCCGCTCCACATGCTCTTGAATCACCATTTCTATGAGCCCCAGGCATTATACAATAACTGAAAGTAATTCAGTTTCCCTAGTTGAAGTGAATGTATTAGCGAGACTAGTAATACTAGAATACAATGTAGAGTCCTTTGTGCTGAATTGAGCGCCATTCAAAGTAACTTGAGCTTCTTTCAAAGAACCTGTCTTATCTAATACAGCATGATATGTAAGAACTAATTTAATTCCTTTTATCGTATATTTAGAGCTATTAAGAAATATCTGAGATATCCTTTGAACTTCCCCATCAACAAACATATCAAGATCATTAACAGAAAGAACAGTCCATAAACCAGCGTTATTGGAGAATGAATTATTAAGATTGGTCAATAAAGTTGTGTTGATTGTTGGCTTGTCTACAGGTCCAGTCTGGAATAATGACAAGAGAGAAGACGATTGGGTATTAAGAAAGGTATTAGCCTTTAAATTGATGTTGGCATATAGCATGTTATTAGGGCATGTATATGATGTTCCATTAATCGAAATCTTCGCATTAGCGAACGAACTACCATCTGAGGTTATATATGTATATGTGAATGACAATGGAGTATTAGACGTATTTGATATGAAAATAGCATTGGATTTCAATACATAATCTGTTATGGGATATGTTGAGGTTGAATATCCCCCATATCCATCAGATGTTACAGTTGTGGTGCTATATTCATTAATCCTTACAATGTTCCACCCATGAGAAGCATTGGCAATGGAATTGGCAATAGCAAGATGTAGATTAGATGTTATATTCAAATGGATATCCTATAGGAATTGCTACCGTATCTAAATGCCTTTTCCACATGTTTGATTGTGGCTAGGTCATTATCAACCCAATAGCGGAGAAACTTATCAAAACGGGGATATAATGGATGAACGTCATCCATCTGTATTGAAAACTCTTGAAGAGTAAATTCACAATCTGGAATAACATATAGTATTCTGGCCATAAGAACCCCATTTGGAATTATAATCATTAAACCCCCTAGTTGTGATCTATTCGAGGGGCAAGCGTTGTATTGTTTCCATCAGACTGAGTTGTCACAGTTCCCCCGACTGTGGTTGTTTGGCTCCCTCCAATATTGACTGTCTGATTTCCCTTAATCTGCATATCCATATTACCCATTACGTTCATTTTCAGGTTCTCTGTTGCCCCAAGATAAACGTCTCCGACGACTCCAACATTCATACCGCCCATGGATAACAAGGCTACCTGTCCTCCTGTAGCGATTGAGGCATCTCCCTTAACTTCAATATGCGATCCCCCGTCTGTTATAACTCGATTATGGCCATGGATTTTCACGTCGTTGTTCTCTTCAACCGTCAAGGTAACTCCACCTTTATTCATGGTCTGTTGATTGCCTGTTACATGAGTAACCATTTTACCGTCTTCGGACATTTCAATATAACTACCTGACTTACCATGAGCTAGACGAATAAAGCGATTACCAGGACGATTACCAAATATAAGCTGATGACCCCCTTCTAATACCATCGCCTGGACATAAGGGTATTCAGTTGTAGCTGTTGTATCATTTAGTCTATTAGGTTTGTTTACCATTATCTATTCTCTGCTGTTATCTTTCTAATATCTTTGATTGCGGCCACTGAATTGTCTAGAATGGTTTCATACGTGGTAATCAGAGAACGTAATTCGGTTAAGGCTTTAATATCCTGAGACAATCTATCAAGTGTATCATCAGGAACAGAAAGCGTTAGGTCAAATGTTAGATAACCGAATATCTCTTTACCAAACTTAATAACGTCATCAACCAATAGACCGTATCTAGGCCCTAGCTTTCTCAATATCTTTTCAAGCGTCAACACGTCTTGATCAATTGGATCAACAGGGGCAGCAAAATCCTTGGCTACTTGAGATATTGCATTCTGTAGATTAGAAGCTCCGACAGCACTTGGAACATTTGGGTTCATCATTCCCTTTACCTTTTTCAGGTTCTCTAAGAGGTTCAGAGCTTCTTTAATAGCTCCACTCTTATTCTTGGGATTGAGTTTCTTAATATAGGCTGTTGCGTTCTTTCTACTCATTAGGCGTCCCCAAACTTCGTTACCCCAATTGTAAACGTAGTTTCATCGTCATATTCTCTTGTGTGTCTGCGCCCATGAGGATTCGGAAACTTATCACGAGCATAAACAGTTATACTTTCATCCCCGTATTTCTTTTGATCGGGATCAAAACGATAGTCTCCCCCCTTCTTTGTCTTATCACGGGATATTCTATGAATATCGTGGTTTCTATCTTTACCGATAGGATCGTTAGATTCATCTTCTTTGTTAGAAGCTGCAATGGTTCCTGTAATCATAGGCAACCCATCAGCGGCAAAATAACCAACAACCATTGTGTCTTCTAGAGCACCTGTAGCGAAACCGCCAATACCGCCCATCATCCCCCCCGTAACAGGATAGACAGGATTACCCCATAACGATTCCCCGTCTTGTCCCTGATAACCACCTTGGATTTCAATCTTTAAGCGGCCTCTTTGTTCTTTATCGAAACGATCAACAACCTTTGCAACAAAGGTTTGGCCATTATGCGAGCCATATGTATTTCTTACCATTATGTCCCTCGTTTTTTAGCTGCTAATCTTGTAGAGCTATCCATATCATATGTTCTTTGAAATGAAGGTTTCAGTTCTCTGTATTTTTGGTCTGAGCCATTCCATGACTGCATATGGATTCCAGGCATCTTTTGAAGACGCTTCCATACCTTCATTCCCCCTTCGGATTGCTCATAATCAGAATGAAGATGTATTCCGTGTTGTGTAATTAAGTGATGATAAAAATCATGTGCTTCTACTTTGTTACCCTCAGGTGCATACAAAGAGGTAACGTCAAGTCTATTGCCATTTTCATTTCCATGGACTCTTACATGAACATTTCCACGTCTATCTGCCACAGTATAAGTTACTTTCTTACCGTCTTCTGTATCTCCTAAATGGTTTTTTAATACGTTATATCCTTTTCCCATTTTGGAGATATGTTCTCCCGATGCGGGAGTGACTTCAACCTGTTTTGGTTTTCTCTCACTTATTTCATCGTTAATCCAAGGGGCTTCTGTTAATACGTCTCTAAGTTTTCTAGCCATTTTGGTTCCCGTCGTCTGAACATTCGAAACAAGTAAATCCGTTGGTTAAAGTATCGCCAAATGTAAGAGCATGAACAAGAGTTGTAACCATATAAACTCCTGATTGGTCACTACCAGCGTATGTTGATAAATCTCCCTGAGGGGCTAATAGTTTAAGACCAACACCTTTACCAACTGTAAGTTTGGTTCCATTATTTATCGGGACCATAACAGTGAAGTTTGTTCCATTTATGAATTGAGCTTTATATGCGTTTTCGTCTCTTACCTTTTGAAACTCTTGCTGCTCTTTTGATAGTTTAGATGGATCAAACATAAAGTAATTGGCCCTGCCACCATGAGGGGTTCCCCCTCTTATTGCTTGTCCTAGTTGAGAGGTAATCATTTTCTTGGCTTGCAATATAGTATTCTTGGACGATCTAAGATTAAAATGACCTACGCCTTGGCTAGAAGCTGCGGCAACCTTATTAGCTCCCTGTCTGCCAGGGTTCGTTTGGTCAACATGCGCTGCTATTTGAGTTATAGTAATCTTGGCTTTATCAAAGTCCGTTATATAACGTCCTAATGTATTATCCTGGAAAAAGGTCTCTTGAGCCTGTAATTGTTTGAATAATGTTTCTAGAGGGGATAATACATAAGAGTTCTGGTCTCTGTAATACATTGTAGTGCCCGTCTTGACACTACCATATGTAGCTCTGGCCATAAGATTTTCTATAGCTTTAAAAGGCTTGATACCGAATACTCTATAAGCCTCTTGATCAACAGGGCCAATGCTTTGATCTAGGATTCTTAATGGGGCATCTCCCCCGACATAATTATTATGGATAGATGCCATAACCTGAGTTGCGGGAATGAATTGATAAGACTGCTTAACAATACTCTGTTGATCCCTAAACCATGCTGGCCCGATGCCATCAATTACATAGGACGTACTACGTAGGTTGTTTTTCTTTTTGTCCTTATCAATACCAGACAAATAAACCTTACCATCATATGGTTGGTTTTCAACAGAGTCGAATGAAAACTCTATTGGGTCTCCAGGCTTAAGGTCCAGGCTTTTAATCAGTCCACCAGGAACGTTATCCAAAACATCAGCTTGAATGGTAATATATGGCTTGTAAATACTTTCATACACGTTAAGGGCTCTAACGTGTTGTTTAATTTCTGCACCCTTTAGTGTGAACCGTGTTAATCTACATTTAGTTGGAAGAATAACACTACTGTCATCAACTCTATGTATAGGCATTAGGTGTTAGCAGCTTCTTTCATTGTTAGGCGTAGCTCTTCTGAAATGCTTAGAGTATAAGCAGGATCAATAAGCTGAATAAACTTGTTACGTTCGTTCTTATCATCTTCCCAATCATAATAGTTAATTGGGGTCCAATATACATATTCGTCTTCTGTTATATTCTCATTCAAGACTAATGAATGAGTCACATTACCGTAAGCGTTAGATGTTCTTCCAACCAATACATTATTGGCTGATGTATTGCCTGTAATTTTCTGTATTACAACGATATTATCTATAACACTTTCAATCTCCCCCGACCCAACTTCAATTGTATCGTTAGTCAGAATACATAGTTCCCCTTCCTGAAAGGTATTATCATTCTGAGAGTCAATTGTTAATTGAACAGTTTTATTTGTATTAGTAATCCAATCTTCACGTCTTCTAATATAAGAGACAACCGAAGTCTCAGAACCAAATCTAGGAGTGTAATACTTCTTTAATGCGCTTGGAAGATTGTTTTCATAGAATGAAACTGAGATTTCATTTTCATCAGAAGTCCAATTCAATTTATAATGACGGATTCTGCGAATAGCATCCTCAACAGAACCATACTTCTTAATAATGTATGCTTCAAAGTCTTCAACACTCAAATACCATCCATAATAAGGATCAATAATACCATTGGTTAGATATATGATCCAATCAAGATATGGGTTCTGATAATAGCCATATGAAACTTGATCCGACCTCATTCCAGAATCTAGAGTGAATGGATAAAAGGTTGTGATATTATTTTTCATAGTATCAGTTAAACCAACCCGTTTACTTATGTCTAAGCAAATCGTGTTTGAATAAATGATCTTAGGAAACTTTGGAAAATAATCGTCATTTGACATTGATGTTATTTCTCTGGACTTTTAATATCTTGTCTAATACCTTCTGTAACGTTGGCAGGATTATTATCTTCTATGAAATCTCCTGCTAACCAATACTCTAATTCAAGAAATCTAACTTTAATTTCAACACTTTCAGGAGCATTTAATCCACTTGTATTTTCATCAGCCCGCAAAAATCCATTACGGCCAGCGGGAGTATAATTGATAACCATATTCTCTAATACCGAAGGTTTCATCTTAAACAGATATTGAGAATTAGGCATAAAGCTAATTGAGAATATGCTTGGGAATGAGAAGAAATACCCTCCCCCTGTAATTCCAGGGGCCATAGAATTATTCATCAATCTTACAATTTGGTTAATAGCTTTAGCTTCTATAGGAGAACGGGGTGATAATTTCCATGTAAACTCATTTCTCTTATACATCGGTCCTTTAAGAAGGATGGTAAGAAACTGGTTTGGAGAATACCCCAACACAACATCTGAAACAGCCCCCGCATTGCCAGCGGCTTGCCTTGCTTGGGCGGCAGCTAATCCAGGTCCCTGCGTAACTACCCCTTTTACTGCATCAGAGGCCAGCCCTCCTAATTCAGAACCTATCTTTAAGGCATAGTCTCCTAAGGATTTAGGATCAGATATACTAGGAGGGGTAGCACTCATGATATTCTTAACTCTATCCTTGACTGCATCAGCCATGTTAGCAACCGTTCCAAGTGTAGGACCTAATTGCTGTTCCTCATATGATACGCCTTGGTTATCCATTAACTGTAATGGAAGTGGTAGCAATATAAACTTAGAAGGGGTTAAGACTGCCCCTCTTGTAGGATTTATTCTAGTGTACTTACTCAATCCCAACCTGATATAATACTTTGGTAAATCTGAGGGGAATTGAAGAGTATCTAATCTTTGATCATCAATGAGCCGTTGTCTAATCCATCTAGTAGAAGTAGGAGGGGAATACGGGCCATTACCAACTACGGCAATGTTACCTGTATTAACATTCTCCCCTGCGTTAGATAAACCGTTCTGTGCATTGATATCTGTATCGATTTCTATTGTTGGCATGGCTTCCTAAATATTCTTTGTTTCAAGCTATTTAGGCCATAAAATGAAAGCGAACCGAGGTAGAAAAACCCTACAAGGAACATATAAACCAATACACCCCCTTAAGTATAAAGGTAACATTTCAAATATAGTATACCGAAGCTCTTGGGAATTGAAGTTTATGTATGATTTAGACAAAAACCCTAATGTATTAGAATGGTCATCAGAAGAACACCCTATTCCATATCGCTGTCCTATAAAGAGAAAAATCAGACGCTATTTCGTTGATTTTTGGATGAAATGGAAAGATAAGAACGGGACTATAAGAGAAGCTTTTGTTGAAATCAAACCATTTAAGCAGACCATTCAACCCGTCCAAGGAACCAAACACAAGAAAACATTTCAAAAAGAAGTAATTACTTTCGCTAATAATAAAGCAAAGTGGGATGCCTGCACAAAATATTGTCAAGGCAAAGGTATTGAGTTCCTACTTTTAACAGAGAATGATCTAGGTATTAGAACACCAAAACCTAAAAAGGAGACCGTATGATTATTTATTTATCTGAGGGAATGTGGGCCAAGATTAAAAATGCTATGCAAGCAAATCCAATGTTAGGAAATAGAGGGCACTTAGCTCCTATTTCACCCGACGCCCAAGAAAAGAACATGAAATCATTTTCAAATTTCATAGATGATAATCACGAAAAGCAAAAAGTAATGGATGCCAAATACGGCAACAAGAAAATTGGCCAAAGATTGAGAACTAGATTAGGAAGCAAAAAATAAATGGCAAGTTATATTTTCCAGAGAATGTCTGATCGTGCGGCTTCTCTTGGAATTGATATTAATTCAAAGTCAAAAGAGGCCATGGATTGGCTAAGAAAAACCGCTAGAGTATTTCGTAATGTTAACGCCAGCGAGTTAATGAGAGAAGCCAATCCAGATAGGTTCATTAAGACAGGACGTATTACCCAAGGTTCTATTGGTAAGATGGTCATGTTCTTTTATGATCCAAAAACAAAAGCCAAGCTGCCATACTATGACAGGTTCCCTGTTATATTCCCTATAGAAGTGAAGGCGCGTGCTGGAACCGAGGGAGAAGCAGGGTTTCTTGGAATTAACATGCATTACCTCTCCCCTACTATGAGAGGTAAGCTAATGGCTGCTCTATACACTACATTGAACAATAAGGCGTATGATGAAAACAAGAGGCTTAAAATCTCTTATGATATTCTGAAACAAGCCACCAAGTTCAAGCTATTCAGACCATGCATTAAGCATTACCTCTATAAATACGTTAGATCACGTTTTCTCATTGTTAGCTATGAAGAATGGGATACAATTCTATTTCTTCCAACTGAAAGATTTGAAAAGGGAGGCCGAAATAATGGCGGTAAGTTCGGAGCACCTATTGCACGTCAGACAGTATGGACAGACAGTATGCGTAAAGTAAGGTAATGCCAGTAATAACATCTAATAATCCAAGTCAAAGGCAATCGGGAGAAGGATTCAATATTGAGTCCTTCAACGCCAAGATAGAACAATTTCAGGGTCTACAAAAGACTAACAAGTTTTTTGTAAGAATATTCCCCCCTGCTTTAATGGCAGGGGACACTATTTTAAATGTGGCATCTAGAATGTTAGAGTTCTGGTGTATGGCAGTACCGTTACCAGGATATACAGTTGCTACACATGACATTTTACGTTACAGCTATGGTCCTATTGAGAAAAAGCCGTTTACTCCAATATTCACTGATATTACGTTAGTGTTTTTAGCTGATGCCCAAGGGATCATCAAAAAGTATTTTGACACATGGCAAACTTGTATCATCAATAAAGACTTCCGAGAGGGTGATATAAAGGGGACTAGTAGTGAAATCACAGCTAGAGGGGCAGGGGGTAGTAGGCTCGATCCTTTTGAAATATCATATAAGAGTGACTATGAAACTGTAGTAGAAATAACGACCTTTACCGATGCAGGGGAAAAGTCCTCTGTTTATATTCTACAGGAAGCATACCCTATAATGGTATCTGACATACAATTGAATTGGGGAGAAATGAACAACATAATGGCAGTGCCAGTTACATTCACATTCTTCTCATGGTTTAATCAAGATTTATCAATGTCTACACGATAAGGAAAACGAATAATGAAAACTATCCATCCTACAAGTGAATTAGAGATTCCTTCTACTCAGAAGAAAATCCATGTAAGGCCAATTACAGGTAAAGATGAAAAACTACTTCTAATGGCCAAGCAAAGCGGGGAAATCAAAGAGATACTATCATCAATTAAACAGGTTGTCGATAATTGTATTATTGATGAAAAGTTTGATGTAAACTCTCTAACTATTTTTGACCTAGAATGGATGTTTTTACAACTATGGGGTATATCAGCAGATAACATAATCAAAGTTAGTTACAATGACAATGAGGACAATAAAGAATATGATTTTGAAATCAACATAACGGACATAAAGGTTGATTTCCCTGAAAACATCAGTTCTAAGATTGTTATTGATTCTGACCAATATATTAAAATGAAATGGCCTAGTGTTATATTCTATACAGACGTAAGTATGTTAGGAAAGCCTAATATAGAAATCGAAGACGAAATGATATTCCGTCATGTGGATTCTTTAGTCACTAAGAAGAATGGTCAAGAGACTGTGCAGCCTTTCTTGACAAAAGAAGACACAGTTAATTTCATTGATGGCTTACCATTGAAAATCAAAAAGCAAGTACGTGACTTTATGGATTCCGACCCTTCTATGATTTATAAGATATCTTATACTAATTCAAAGGGAACAGAAAGAGTTATTAATCTGTCATCGTTAGCTGATTTTTTTATCTTTGTCTAACAGGACAGGACCTACTAAACTTTTATAAAACCATCTTCGTTATGAAAAAGCATCATTCATTTAACATAAATGAAATTGAAAACATGTATCCGTATGAACGTAACGTATATTATGACTTTATTCGTGGAGAACTACAAGAAAAGGCACAATCAAGTCAGAATGAAAAACATGTATTCACAGACCCTAAAGACGTTCCATGGTAGATAAATCAACAGCTAGCAAACTTTCAGAAGCATTACAATCCACTGTTAAATCAGAGGCATCTTCTCCAAAAACCTCAGGGGCTCCTACGTGGAGAGATTGGAGAGATACCACTAATAATATGACTTTTGGTCAAAGATCAAAAGGGGCTCTATACGAGACTATTGAAAGAGAGACTTTGGGTAATATGGGCTCATTTGGAGAAGCGATCCAAATGTGGCGGACTGGTCAGTTTGGTTTAGGAGAAGCATTCAAAAGAGTAGGATTAGATATCCTCAAAAGAGAGACCCTTGGGAACATGGGTATCTTTGGAGAACTATTGAATGCTCATTATAAACTAGATGGTATTAAGGATATCATTGATAAGTCTGCTATTGAGCCAAATAGAAAGTTTAAGGCCTTTGAAGATTTGGTACAGGGTCTTAAAGATGTTGATGAACATGCTCAAAAAATGAGTAGAGAATTATTAAAGAATGATAAACTATTAGCAAAGAATGTTGAGAAGGCTGTTAAGGAATTAGACAGCAGGTCTGAAAAAAGATTTGATACGCTGTCTAAGAAAATAGCAACTAATTTTATGAAGTTATCAGAAAAGATAACCGAAGCTGCTAAGGTAAAACAATCTCCCACTTTCTCAGGGGGAGAAAGAACCAATTCAACTAAAAAGGTCAAATCATCTATTAAAGCTCCAATGTCACCATCTGAGGCATTTGGAAAAGCATCAACATATAAAAAAGCAGAATTACCCTCAATTCTTAGTAAACTGCCAGGAGGGGCAATCCCTGCTATTGCAGGTGGCATTGGTATTCTAGGCAGTCTTGCTGGATTACTTACGATAGGTTCTGGTAATTCAACCATTAACGACGCATTAGGCATTACTCCTGATATGACTCAGGAAGAAATATCAAAGCGTAAGAAATGGTTTAACTCTATGAGAAAAGACCCTAAAATAGGATATGACGGGGCCTTAAAGAAAGCTCAAGAGAAGTTCAAAAATGGCAATCCTCAAAATGATACAATAGTTACTCCTAAAGCTCCTAGTAAGCTAAAAGGATCATCGGGAGAAGATCGTCTCCAAGAGGAAGGTGATATTAAGAAGATTGAAGATTGGAACGTCTATTCATCTCAACATATCAACATTGAAGCCCAAAAGATACTTACGTTAAAAGCATCTAGCATTATATTAGATACTCCGACATTGAAAATGCCTGATTCATTTTGGGATCAGGTTTCTGAAACTGCTAGTAAACTTATGGTTGCTGATGCCGAAGATACAGGAGAGTCGGGAGAAGGTGACGGACAAGCAGTAAAAAATAGAAGAAAGCAAAAGGGTCTGAGTCCAATTCAACAACGGATGAAAATGGGCCAAGGGCTTTCTGTTCCTTATACGTCTAATTATGGAATACCTTCAACAACACATACTCCGTTTACCCCTTCTAATCCTAATGTTCCCTATGATGGATGGGCAATTGATCCGTCTGGGCAACCTTCTGGCCAACCGCAAGGTTCCCCAGGAGGTACGGGCGGAAACGTACCTTATTCTTCTAATTACGGAAGTCCTGAAAGACGGGCGGATGGTCCTAAAGAAAAAACTATTGACGCATCTGGCGTTGGAAAATTATATGCTCCTGAGGGGCAAAACACAGATGACCTAAGTGATATCGATGCAAATCAATTAAAGTTTGTCCGAGCTATTGCCCAATCAGAAACGAATTGGGATAGAAAAGAAGCATACACTGATAGAAACAATGTTCCTAATGACGTTTGGGATGGCAAAAGACTTATTAAAAAAGGTAATGCTAATGTAAGAAATGCTATGGCTCGTGGTATGTCTGAGGAAGAGGCTAAAGCCGAATATGGCGATTATGGCCATTTCCAGATGAACAGACATGATGTGAATGAGGCGATTAAGAAATATGGCCTTGATCCTAACATAGCCAAGCATCTTTATGGGGGAGGGGCAGGAGGAAACTCGACTCCTCAGGAACAAACTAGGGCAATGCATCATTATTTGTCTAAGCGTTACCCTGAGATATATGAACGGTTAAAGACTGGCGATCCTAAGGCTTATGAAGATGCCAGAAATGCTATGTCTGGTATGTATTTTGGTTTAAGAAATCATTGGGAAAGAAGTGATGTTCAAGCTGCATTAGGCGGTAAAGTTACCCCTGGAATGTTAGGAAATGGGGCACCATCTCTTGGAAAATCGTCTTCTATGTCTGATCTGAATAATGCTCAGAAATATCTTGAAGGCCAATTAGCAAAAGCTCCCGATGGTGATAAAGAAGCTATTCAAAAGCAGCTTGATCAAATCAAAGAATTACAAACTAAAATGGCGTCTAACCCTACGCCTCAAACTGCAACGGAATCTGCGGTAAAGGTTTCAAACCAGCAACAAGTAACGAGACCAGATTATGTAAAAGGCAAATTGACAGTTGAAGATAAAGTTTATGATTATGGGACAGGGGCTCCAGGCGCATATAATAGAGATATGCATAGAGGTTCTATTCCATATGGTTCTTTCCAAATAGAATCTGGATTGCATTCTTCTAATAACCCGCGATTTAACAATAATTCGTTTGGGGTTAAGAATATGTATGACCCAAAATGGGGCACGGATAGGCAAGGTATATTATTACACTCTGCAAGAGATTTAGACAAACTTTATAGTGCAGGGTGTCTTGCAGTTAGAAAAGACCAATGGCCAGCTTTTAAAGCTCATATGTTAGATATGATGAAAAGAAATGGCGGTAAGTTGACATTGAATGTTAATCCAGATGGATCAGCGTCAATTGTTCCTAGTAACGCAACGGTTAAAACAACAACTACTGATAACTTTGTTGAACAGCAAAAAGATAAAGATGCTCTATTGGGAAAAACAAATGTTACACCTGATAATAAGCAAGCTGACTCTAATTCTCCATCAAATCAACAACAACCCCCACCTAATCAAAACAGGCCAGCCGATAAAATTGTTCCCCCGTCTCAGTCTTCTGATACGAGTAAGGAAGGTCCTAAGGTTCCTCCTGCTCCCCCTGCTCAGAATGATAACAGCGGCCAACAGCAAGCTAACGAAGCGGCTGCTAGATCAGGTCCTAATCCCAATGCAACTGATAATAAGACCAGTAGCAGCAATGAAGAACCTGAACTTAAGATGCCATCGACTCAGCACAACCCCGATAAACATAAAGGGGGTCCTGCCGATAAATCCAGAGGCGAAAATGAGGAAGACGATTTCTCCCTCAACATATAACGACAAAGGGGGCTCTGAGCCCCCTTTTTCTTATCGATTCGTTACCTTGTAGGTCAGGCAAGGCTTAGGAACGTAATACTTGTCATAAAGAGCCTGCCCAAAGTCGCGAATGAAGGCATCCTTATCGAACCCCATCCGCTCCTCTTCCTCAGCGGTGACGATGAAAGACTTGCTCTTGAAGGAAGTCTTTTCAGCCGATGCGAAGAACTTTTTCGCGGCATTGACCTTTCGCTTTCCCTCGTTACTCAGCTTCCGACCCTCAACAAAAGAGTCAACAATCTGAGCCTCGATATCCTTCTTAGAGAGCTTGGAAGCAGAAGCTACCGAATCAGCCATCTTAGCCATTGTGTGGTTCCCCGTGTTTGATGACTCTCTTATAGCAAATGATTCGGCCTAGGTCAAGGGCTCCCAAACATATTTTTCACAAACCTCTCTCCCCAATTCGGTAAGGAAGTAGAGATTGTTACAGCCCAAGATTGTTGGTTGCCAGGATACCCAACCCATCTTTTCTAGATCGTCTTTCTGTTCTTTTGATAACTGAACAGAATGGGTTTCCCTTCTAAAGAAGGAAAGACAGTGAAGTTGAAAGGCAGTTGGGGGAACCATTTATTTTATTCTATACTTGCGCATAAGACAAACATCAGAATCGAATGCATGTAAAACATAATACCCCTCAGTCTTTTCTATAAGGTTCTTTTCACGTCTTATAGAAGACGCCATGGTTATTTTCCATGGCATCCTCTTAACTATTGTTTGAAGGCCCTGAGGAGTTCGTACTTCAAACTCAATCTCTACTTCCTTACTCATGCCACAACCTTACCACCATGAATGACGGTAAGCTTGGCAGAATCCTTCTTGGGTTTCAGCTTTACATAATTCCCAATCTTCTTAGTCTTGATTGCGAGGGGCGCGGGGAGATTTTCAGGAAGCTTCCCCGTTGTAAGCGTCTCGTTGAATTCCTTCATACGGCCTGAGGCCATAGCAATGATGAAGGCAGTCTTGATACTCGGGTAAATCGTGGTTCCGTTCCTGAGGTTACGAAGAGTCGAAACGGAAAGAGAAAGGTCCTTTCTCTTGGGGAGGGCTTTCATTACCTGCGTTGCAGGAACACCAGCCGTCGCATTCAAGATCAGGTGGAGAAGATTATTCAGTTCCACAATCCGACGCTTGGGATTATTCTGGACTGAATACCTAGCTGCTTTTGTCATAAGACTCGTCATCCTTGTTTAGATAGCCACGTTGATAAATGGTTAGTAATACTAATCCCCGCATCTGTCAAGGTATTAAACCTTACAGGATGCCCCTTTTCCATGATGGAAGCACCTTTGTACCTGAGGAACCAACCACCCCCTTGCTTATGCAATGTAAGGGCAGACTCTATAGTCTTAGTGGGCATCTCAAACACCACTATCCTAGAAGTACCCTTACCGAGTCTCAGAGAGACGTTGTTAACCCGCATGGTTTCCCCTCGTGTTGAGTTGAGTCACCGTAGTATAGTACCATTTGCATGTCAAGAGGGTAGCCGAAAAAAAGTTGTTCTGAATGGACCAACATTATAGTTTAAAAAAGTGTAGGTTCCGATGAAAAAAAGTATTGCAAAATGGTTTGAGTTGGCTTATACCTATGCTGGTAAGGGCGAGATGCCCGAACATACAACGACTAGACCAAACACATCTTTGAAAGGAACACAACATGGCTTCTAAGACAACCAAGACGACTGAGACCAGCATTGAGACCGTTTCCAGCGGCGAGATCATGTCGAAACTCCCGACTCTGGACTATGCTTCTCTCATGGCATTGCAGGCCAAGATCGCGGAAGAGACGGCGGGAAAGAAGGATCAGGCCTTGGCGCAGATGCGGGCCAAGTACAATGAGTTCTGCGGCAAGCTGAGTGCTGAAGGTGCCGTTCTCGGTTTCAGCCTGGATGACATTATGGGGACCACGATCCTTCCGAAGTATCGGAACCCTGCCGATCCCTCGGAGACTTGGGCAGGTCGCGGGCGTAAGCCGAAGTGGTTGGAGGCTCAGATTGCCATCGGGGCCAAGCTCGATGACTTTCTGATCAACAAGGACGATGCGGACCAAGAGGCGGCGTAATACAGAAAGAAAAGGGGGGCGATTTGCCCCCCTTTTTCTTTTACCCTGCATTGATTTTTGAAAATAGCTCTTTCAGCTTCTTATCTTCATCTGACATTTCTACATCAGGATCAAACGGAAGATCGTTAGAGTTATCTTCAACTTGATTTGAAACTGATCTAGGCTGGTTACTATCCAGACATAGAACCTTTCTCATTCTAGCTTCTAATTCCTCAAAGCTCTTGAATGTAGAGGGGTTAGTAAACTCTGACAGATCATAAGTCTGTTCAAAGATTTTACCGACCATTTCATCATTCCCGCCTAGGAATTGAGAAGGCTTCTCAAACTTTGAGTCGACATACGTAGGCCACGGCTTGCCACCTTTTCTTTTAGGACGATTGCTATCCTCATCATTAGGACGAACCTTAATGAGGAAGTTTGCACCCCCCTGTAAGTCATGAGGAATAAATCTAACCTTATCCTCTAACTCAGCCTCGGATAAGATTTCCTCAGTCTTCTCTTCCTTTTCAGTCTTCTTATTGAAAGGGAGAACTTTTTCAATAATACCTTGAATCTGAGGACCATAACGGAACAGCTTAACCTTTCCGTCATTCTCAGGCTTTGCAGGGTCTCTAATAACATAGATATTGGTTACATAACGGACGCCTCTCTTACGAGTGCGAACGTCGGCCTCATTTCCTGCATCCCACTGCTCCGAATTATACTTTGCAACGGGATCGGACTTACCAATTGTCACAAGAGACTTTTCTTTATAGAATAGTCCAGTAGGTCCTGTAAAGTCATAAACCCAATAACGGACCCAAGACTTACCTAAATCATACTGATTGGGGAGGAATCTAATGAGAGCACGGCCATTGCCGCTATCATCAATCGTAGGGAACCAAAAGCGATCATCTGCATCTTCATATGTCTGAGATGGCTTAGCATTCTGCTTTTCAAGTTCTGCGGCGAGCGCATCAGCATAGTTTTCACGGTTCTTCTTAAAATCTGCGTAGCTTAGTTTCGTCATTATCGTATCCTTCGTGTTAGCGTATTAATCGACATAATGTAAAGTAGGCGACAAGAATCTTGTCCCTGTTTTATTTAGATGCGTTTCTTAGCCTTGGAACCTCTCTAGTAGTAATTTTGTAAACTTTTGTTTAGGATAAGAAAGGAATGGAGAATACTTAACAAGCTTCAAGGAAATCTCTTTCCACACAAAATCATCACAAAGTTGCTTGTCAAGATAGTCTCTCATTCCCGTCAACTCTGTTACGATCAACAGAGTCTCTAGGCTAATTTTCTTAGCCATATACAAACGTAAAATTGGAGGATGATTTAACCCATCAGTCTTAAAGTTTTCTAAAGCATTGGGCTCTAAGAGCTTCAATTCTTCATTAAACATATACGATAATGTATCAAGCCTTCGTTTCCAATCTTGATATATTTTCTTAGCTTCCTCGGATTTAAGGAAGCCTATCCAATAATCTTTTTCAAGGAAATTAGCAATTAAAAGCCCCTCAGGATCATGGTGACGGGCCAAAGTCTTAAACATATCCTTGTCATTACGTTTCAGATATGTATCAGGAGTAATGAGTTTGCTTTTTCCTTTATACTTAAATATATCATAGCTTGAGTAGAAATGCAACTTCAAAGATACATAAGCTTTATAAGCGTCAAAACCATTCACTCTAACCTATCCGTTTTTGGGAGTAAATTAAGAATCTCCCCCTCCTCTTGAATCTTAGACATGAGGAAGGGGATTTTCTTAACAGCTTCGGCAACAGCCTCAACTTCAACGTCTATAGTCTTGGCGTATTCAATTACCGCCTCGATATAGGTTAACCCTTGTTCATCAACAAGACGTTGAACTTCACGTGATACTGTTGCCTGAAACGAAAACTTATCTCTTAGAGGAAGCATATGTTGAATTAATAAACTTTGCGTGTTTTACAAAATCCCAATCATCATTGAAAATGGAATTGGCATCATTCATTGACAGCTTAATTGTAGGGGTTACTATCTGACTGAATACATTAATCATATTGTCATATTCCTTATCTTTAAGGATAGGACGTGTCAGACCAAAATCAGCTTTAACCTCTGGAAATTCAGTGTGAGAAATGGCGTCTGAAACTTTACGAGCGGCAGCAATATATTGTGTTTGAAACTCTTTCACCGCAATATAATACTGCTCAATATGGGCATCTCTGAAAGATGCTAAAGTTCTCTTAATAGTCGAAACATCATACTCAGCTTCGATACCGTGCAAACCACTTATCATAAGGGTTCCTTTCAGTTACCAGGGGGGACAAAGAAACAAATAAGAATCATTTGTTCCACGGAAGGATCGTATCTCATACATGCGTGCATTCGAGAGTCTTGGGATTCTTTTCTTTCGAAGTCCTCATTAACGACTGCGATCCCATGTTTTGTGACAACTTCTAGTTTACCGCCTTCAAGCATAATAACACTTGTGACAGGAGCACAGTCATTATCACTACAACAAATCCAAGGATACCATGAATGAGCCAAAACTTCAATCGAAAAACAGATAACAAATAGAATTGCGAGACCTAGTTGTTTCATGTTCTATAGATTCCTATTTCATCAAACCCTTCACTTTTCTCGGGCATTTCAAAACTTTTCTCCATATCCTCTAATACCTTTAAGGGGATATGTTTTCCTTTTCGGCTCTTACAGCGTTCAAGCCATTTGAATCTGTCCTGACACTGAACAACCACGGCAACCCTACGGTAGGCAGGGTCAACCTGAGACATTTTAGCCTTACGAGACTTCCTTGTCAAGTTGGTTTGATCCCAAAAAATAACAGGAACATCATCCGTTTGGGCTATACCTAATTGATGATTACAAATCCGTTTGGCTAGGTCAATCGCTTGCTTAAAGATGAAATCGTAATCAACCTTGTAAAGAGACGCGATATTATCAATTACGTGATCAGTTGAATAGGTATAACACCTTTCATTCCGTTGCTGATAATCAACCCAAGTTGACTTGCCTGATCCAGGCAAGCCAACCATCATGAACAAAGTCTTTTCTGTCACTTATGATATTCTCTCGTAACATCAACTGCATTGACCACCTTATTAAAACGTTGCCAAAAATCCCAAACATAGGCAGCGTCGTTATTAGGATCGCAATGATAGTTTTTGACCAATCTATATTTGCGGCCTTTACAGGTTGTGCAAGTATAGGTTTCAGGATCGAAATCAATGATTGCAGAACTAACCCTACCCTCTTGCTCGGTTAGGTTATAGCCAACAATATGCCGCTGTTTCGTTCCATCTTCAAACTCAGCCTCATAGACTTTCCAGGCTCCTACATCAATTGCAGGAGTCTGTTCAATTGGAGAGGGTTTCCAAACGCTCATTTACATTATCCTTTTCATCTTCAACAGGTCTAACATCGTCTAAAAATATATGAAGAACTACACGCCCATCATTAAATTGTAAAGTATTTAAAAATATAGCTCCAATGGACGGGTTATCACTAGCAACAGGCAAACTACCACCAGTTCCAACGGAACTAACCCATGTAGCTAAATCTTGGGGCTTTCTTGGATCAGTTACAAACCATGCGGTTGGAACTTCATTCTGATTTCCTACTGACAGTAAATAACCATCATCAGAATGCTTTACTTGAGCTACATATACCCCATTTTTCATTTCAAATTCTAAGGTCTGTTTCCATATTTTCAAATGTTTAAGATCATCCACGTTTTATACACCTTTTACTGTTGTGAACATAGCCAGATTATAACGCTTACCAGGGAATTCTTCTAACTCAATTAGAGTCTTACCCCCACCAAATACCCAACTCTTTACTGTGTAAATATCTCCTACTGTTAGAGTTTCAATTGCTTCTGTTAGCTCAGTTGGAGAAACGTCGTCTCCAATCATCATTACTCTTTGACCAACCTTCACATACATTATCAATACCTCTCTTTTCTTTCCTTAATTCTAGCTAACAGATAATCGAACGAAATGGGCGTATAGTCAATTCGTTCAACGCTAACATTGAAATATCTGGCGTCAGGAACAGTTTTCTTTGTCGGACCAATTTGACCTAGATCGCAATATATCTCTGTTGTGATTTCCTTTTCATGGATATGACCATGGACACAGATAGGGCTATTAGGATAATTAGCATCGATATGCAGCGGGTAATGACAGAGCATTACTCCATCGGGGCCAAGGTCTTTTCTGTATCTGGCTGAATAGATGCTCTTGAAATACTTATAGTAGTCATCCATTCTCAGCTTGTCATGATTACCTAGAATCAGAACCTTTCTTCCATTAAGCCTTGGCATAACAGCATGTAGATCGGTAGCTTTAAAAGCAACATCACCCAAAAAATAAACCTTGTCATTCTTACCTACGACTTGATTATGCCGTCTGATCATTTCTTCGTTCATATGTTCAACCGAAGAAAACTCAGGTCTAACAGGCGTTCCGTCTATTCTTCCAAACTTCAAGATATTTTCATGACCGAAATGATGGTCACTTATTACAAACTCAGTCATTTCCAACCTTTATATTTGATTCCAATGTAACTACCAACAAATGCTCCTAATGCAACTGGAATGATTAAGGCATGGTTGGCTGTATAGTTAATAATGATTATAGCTGATATCAGGTAATAGGCTCCTGAACACAAACCACCTTTCAGAGCACTATCTTGCCCAATTGCTTTCACGAAATGAACATAAAAGAAATCGGTTATCATTACTCCAAAAAATGCTATTAAATATTCTATCATTCATTCATCACTTTGAAACTCCAAACCGCATTACCCCATATATGACGTGTCTTATCGATCTTGGCTTGGCTTGTTAACGACTTCTTAACTACCTCTAACACTTCCCCCTCAATATGCTCTACTCCCTTATCCCAACATGAGAATATGATTGAGGCATAGCAACCAGGGATATCCTTACCAAAACCAAGAGCGAAGTCTTTACGACTCATTGATTTAGCCTTGGGATAGTAATGGTGTATGAGAAGCTTTTTCGTGGCATCCAGACCGTTTACAAACGAGGTTCGATAGGCATCTAGCCTGTCTCTGTCCTCAGGGTCTAGGAAGCCTAGAACATCGTCAACCTTATCCTCTAGAATAAGCTCAACAACTCGCTTCTCATGTAAGAGGTTGTCCTTTGCTCTATGAATGGCAACATACCATAGAGTCTTAACTTTGACCATATGTCCATTATCAAACCTGACAACAACACCCTCTGTGTCAGAAGTGTTCTCTATTTTCTTTATAATGTCGTCTTCAAGAAATGAGCTTGATCGATAAACGTCATTGACATGAGGAATATTCCAATACTTGGCATTGATAAGCATTTGGAAATATGGAAGGTATTCCCCCGTAATCTGATTGCGAATAGCAGTCAGAATAAGGTTCGGTTCCTTATGATGTATGACAATTCGAGTCTCAGGAGAAACATACTCAAAGATTGGCATTAGGCCTTGGGCGTGGCACAACTCCATAAACTCTTTATACCAAGGCTTATTGGCAATGAAAACTTCGGCTTCCATTGACACATCTGTAATGCCTGCCTTTGTGGCTAAGCGGAGATGTAATGCCCCTCGGGTTTCATCGGGTAGGAACAATGGAGTTACCATTGATCCGTCAAGCTTCTCCATAATCACATGAGGAGTTGAGAAGTCCACATTATCTAATAAGGTCTCTTCTCTCTCATTGAGATTGAAAAACTTGTGATAGGCTCTTCTGATAAGATTGCCGTCATCATTAAAGATCAGACCACGACATTCTCTCCTGACAGCGGAATTAAACAAGTCTTGCTCAGGAGTAATTGCATGAACATACATTCCGTCAGGAGTTGTATTAGCCCATACAAACGGCTTATCTGACATTGCTACTTTAGGAAATGTTGAGGAGCTAGCAAGGTTGTAATTGATAACCTTGTAACCTTCCTTTTCGGTTACTCGAAAATCATCAGAACCTTTAATCGCTTCTAATACAGGTTCAATTCTTGTTATCTGAGGAAACTTGTAAAACATCTATCTCTTTCACGAATATCTTCAACGTTCTGCCATCATCTTGATAACTAAACTCAATATTAAATCGATTGCCTTTAGAAGCATATCTAACATATTGCCTACCAGGGTCCTTAACCTGATGGTCAATTAATTCAACTCTTGTTATACCACTAGCGGGTTTTGCATCATTTCTAGCCATTCGTCAGTTCCCCAAATCTCTTCGAGGAATTCCCTGCTATGTATTTCAACTGGTATAAGAATATCAGCCTTGATTGCTGCATTCCAACGATGGGTTCCTGAGATTAACTGTATTTTTTTATCATCGTCATTAATATCCCAATATCCAATTAAGGCAGGAAACCCCCTACCCCAATTATTATTTTTAAACTCTTCTACTAAATCTTGGAACTTTTCGGGATGCGTTAGCCTATGAGGAGGCAAGCACGCCTTTGGATCAACCCATGTGATAGTCATATTTTATCATAATAGAATGGCACGGGAGAAGGGATTCGAACCCCTGATCGCGGTTTTGGAGACCGCTGCTTTAGTCCACTAAGCTACACCCGTATTGCTGTTACATATTTAGATGTTTCTTCATCCTATCATCATATCCACGTTTATATTCAGGCGAGTTCCAATACCGAGATAGATGATAAGTCCAAAGAATACCAAATAACGGATTATCTATTATATTATATCCTTCGTGATAATCAGGAGATATCTCCGTTTTCGACCCATTCATCAATTTCGGACATGAGTTCTGGATAATCGTCCCAGTATCTATTGATTTTTTCACAAGAGGAGATTGCGGCCTCAATGTCTTCCGCCGTAACTTGTCTAACAATCTCTTCACTGAGGTCCAACAACTGTGAAATGATTTCAGCATCATCCTCCCTATCAAGCCTTGTAAGCTTTTCTATGACTGATTTCATTTCACTTTGTATTTCAACTTGTTCAGATATGATATAATTAAACATTGGATCATTTACTAATGCGCGTTTAAACATCTTGTTTTCCTCTATTTAGCCTAAAAGTCTCCAGGGGCCACTTGTAAGCAGCGTAATCCAGCTTCCCGCCAGATTTTAACAACACGGTCTCTATCGTCTAAGACCATAACAGGATCATAACCATCATTCCTTATTTCGTCAAGTAATTCTCTTTTAACAATGCTATCATCTCTATAATCCTTTTCTCCTCGCATATAGATTTTCTCATAGATACCTTCCAAACCAGCTTTCTTATCCAGCCAATTCTTTGTGACTTCCCGTAAATCATCAGTGCGAGCGGTGCAAATCAAAATACGGCAACCAACCGAATGGAATAGACGAGCTAGCCAAACAATATCCCAATGAACGGAATCATCCCCAATAGTGGAATTGAAAGCTTTCCAATTACGAGGCTTTGATCGGACGAAATGCTGTCTATGTTCACAATTTGCAAGCGTTCCATCTACGTCAAATATGATATCTCCTAATGGGGGAATTGCAAGTCTAGTCTCACAAAAATCCATAGTTACTTTTTCATCTAACTGCATTTGTCTCTTTCTCTAAATATTACGATATAACATTAATGGAGTTTTAAAATGCCAACACCAATAGTTGCAGACATTTATCATGGCGATGTAGTTACCTCATTCGAGGAAGCCTACAAAGACGGTATAAGAGGTATTATACACAAAGCTACACAAGGCGCAACATTACAGGATAAAAAGTATAAAGCTAGACAACCACAAGCAATTGATGCTGATTTACTTTGGGGGGCTTATCATTTTGGCACTGGTGAAGATGTTGATGACCAAGTTAGTAACTTTCTAGACACTGTTGGAGATACCAAAGGCATTTTATTAGCATTAGATTTTGAAGCTAACCCCAATGGCAAAACAATGAGCCTGAAACAGGCTAGACAATTCTTAGAAGCCGTTTATGATAAGACTGGTCAAAGGCCAGTATTATATTCTGGAAATCTAATCAAAGAACAATTAGAAGATGACTCTGATGGTTTTTGGGGAAAGCATCGTTTATGGCTATGTCAATATGGCCCTAAAGCCAAGCTCCCCGATGCATGGGATTCGTATTGGCTATGGCAATATACAGGAGATGGTGTAGGCCCTGATCCTCATGGGGTGCGGGGGATACAGGGTGATGTTGATTTAAACGCCTATGATGGCTCAGAAGACGATTTAAAGGCACAATGGACAGGAGTTTCAGCGGATACCCCTGTTTCAACGAATGCTGAAACTACCGATTCCAATGAAAAGACGGACGATCTACCTTGGATGATAGTAGCAAAAGCTCTAATTGGAGTCAAGGAAGAACCAGGGGATGAAGACAATCAAGATATAATTAAGTGGGCTAGATCATTAGGATTAATTAATGATTATAACCACGATTCAATTCCATGGTGCGGATTGTTTATGGCTCATGTCATGAGTGAAGCAGGGGAAGACGTTCCTGATTCGCCTCTATGGGCCTTATCATGGAAAGCATGGGGAAGCCCCGTTCAAGACTCAGCCTATGGGGCTGTTCTAGTTTTCAAACGCCAAGGGGGCGGACATGTCGGATTATATGTTTCTGAGGACGATGATTATTACCACGTCCTAGGTGGAAATCAATCTGACATGGTTTGTGTTAAGAAGGTATCAAAGGCCAACTGTGTTGGTATGCGCTGGCCTTCTGATAAGATGGACTTATTGAAGATTGGTGCCATCGAAAAGGAACTAGACGAAGATATTATCTCTAGTTCACAGATGACTTAGTTTTCTGAAAGCCTTGACCTAATAAGGCTCCAAGTTGTTGGGCAATAATAAATCTCGGGTCATTGCCCAATCTCATTGTTTCTTCGGTTGTCGGCTTTCTCAGGCTCAAATCCTTATCAAATATTGCCCAATGCATACAGTGAAGGCAAACACTGATTGATCCAGGCGTAGGCTTATGGTTATGCATTGCAGCAGCCATATCCGTAGTCTCATTGCAATACGGACATTTGGTAGGCTTATCTAGCTCTTGCTGCTTAATCTCAATGGTCTGCATACTCTTCACCCTACGGTTTGATACGCCTACTTTTTGGCTTGGCCAGCGGCAGACGATTCTCCAATAACCAACAGCGGCTCTACAGTTGGCCTGAAAGGCTTGTCGCTGTAGATGTATTGCATATTGGTCTGGAAATACTGCCCTGTAGGGGCTCTAAAGAATATGTATTCGTTAGAGCTTCCCCAGGTTCCTTCATCCGATGGGGCAGCAGTTATGTCATCACATGATGATTCTCCGCAATCCCTTTGTGTATGGGACACTTGAAACGGAGGGGTAAGCCTTTTACCTCCTGAGGTAACTTTTCCCTGGACAGGAGTGTATAAGGCGATCTGCCCTACATTATTGACCAGGGCAATAAACCCTAGTAGCGAGGGCTGAGCCGTCAATTCGAGCCGATGTTTGATGTTATCAATTTCGGCATTGTCAGAAAAGTTCAGATGCTTGGCGGCTTCCGAAGCTTTTTTAGCCTGTTCCTGTTGAACCGTTGGAGGCCGATTTGCATTAGGGTCAACACAAGTATTACCAGTGAGACCCAACACAATTGCCAGACAAATCCCCAATGCGGGGATAGCTTTCATACCTATAAAGCGAACCATGCGATTGCCCCTATCATAACAATACACCACACTCCCGTGAAGATCGCCCCCAGAAGGCTTTCTTTATCCATTTTATTGCTCACATGTTGAAATTTCTAATTTCTCAGGAGCTTCCCGACCCATGAAAATAGATCGATTGGTTTTGGTGGCATTTGCATTATATCGGGTCACGATATCTCTGCAAGATTGTCTTATGGCTGAGAGTTCCTGAGCCAGCCGAACTTTCTCAGTGTTGTTGACTTCCCCCAGGTCTTTTATCATAGCCTTCTGGCTAGATATCTGATTGATTCTGGACTTGTATTGTCCATTGAAATCATGAAACCATTCATAATTATGAATGATGTTATCAGGATCGAGCGTCTTGGAAACGATCTTTCCAGGCACAGAAGCGAGATTGATAAACCACGCTAGGCCAGAGAAAACCGTGATGAAAAGGAAAATCCAAAACGTCCATTTCCAAAGGTCCGATCTTAAATCTTTATCGGAATTAAAACTGCCTGACATAGTTAACTCCTGTTATGATAAGATAAAGGGCTTCCACCTTTTTCATGGCTGTTTAACCACTTGCGGTCTTTACCTCAGCACCCGCACAAAATGCTAAGGATGGTTGTGCACCAGGAGAGGATTGGGCGTGCTTCTATTTGGCTGGGGATACGGGGGGATCGGGCCAAGTAGTAAGCACATGTGAAGCCTATAACGTGAGGGTAACGCCAAGCTTCTACAGATTTATCACCCAAACTCATGGAGACTAGACTACACTGTATAAAACAGTTTTCAAGTGGAGCAACTTGCTTAGTCTAGTCTCTATTCGATCAAAGAATCACGGTGTTTGAAGACGATACACCATGCTCTTTCGCCATTGCATCATAATCCGATTTTTTGACTGATGCAAGAGCCAAATAGCTAGTCATCTTCATTATGTGATCCTCAGCGTCCTTTCGCAACCCTTCTCTTACTTCCGAGGGGAATGAAGTCCAATTCTCGCGAGCAAAGGGACCGATCATCATTCTCCAATCGGACAATGCTCTAGGATCATTCCAATTGGGATTATAGGTATTATCACCCTGTAAGCGGTTCAAAATATCATTCGCTTTCTCGGGCGACCCTAAGAATTCACCCAGTAGTCTACGAACGTTATCGCTAACCGCCATTTTATGTATCCCGTCTTTTGTGAAAACTGAGAGGGCCTAAACCCTCTCAGTTTCTCCAGGGAGGAAACCAGCCGCTAGACCCAATCACCTAACTAGCGGCTGATGTGGTTGTTCTACCCTACTACTCATACCCTGTCAAGCGGAAACTTTCTCCAAATCTCCGCTAAGGGCCGCATACTCCGTGGCCAACTGCATCGCCTTGATTTTGCGGGTCCTTTCCGAACCATACCAAGAGTTCCACAGACGATTCTCAGGAGTCTTGCCTAGAGTGTGATCCGTGGCATATGTTACAGAGTTGAAAACCTGCCACCACGAACCACGGGCAAACTCATTTCCAGGCTGAGTCTCAATCGTCTCCATTACCTGAGCCCCAACCTTGGACATTTCGGTTGTGGCCTTATCCCTGCTGGTATGCGGGAAAATGCGAGTGAAATACTCCACCACACTTTCTTTCTCTGCTTTCTTGGAACCCAAAAGCTTAGCCATGTCGCGATACTCAACAAGTCGCTCATGGGCAATCCCAAGGGCCTCTTTAACCATCTCAGGATCGAACTTCTTACGATGGCTGAGCTTGATTTGCAGATCACCTTTCGTTGCGAGGGCCAACGTCAAAGTGTTGTTGCAGACGACGCGAACGGGAGTGAAACGAATGTCGATTCCCTTACCGTATTCGTGCGGGTTGGAAAACAGCATATAGCTATCCACCCTGTCATGACCAAAAACCTCGAAAGATTCCGAGACCTTGGCCATAGCCCAAACCATTTTGCCATCACGGAGTGAACCTCCCGTCTCCATAGTCATATCGCCAGCGGCGACAAACTCATTGAAGAAATCGAAGGCTTCCGAATTCTGAACGGGGAACCACGTCCCTGAAACGTTCGTGAGAACCTTTCCGTCCGTCTCGCGCACCAAGGCTTGATCACCCGTCGCAATCGTGCGGGGATACTCGTCACTCGGACCCTTGAACGTGATGAACGAGGGGCGAAGAACCACCTTCCAATCAAGACCAGCTTTCTTGAGAAAGTCAGCGGGGGGCGTATCGGGATGGCACTGCGTTCCGAAACCGTGCCACGGAATATCAGCATTCGTGCCACGATAAGCGTAAGCCATGGTTTCAACAAGCGCGGCCATTTTTATCTCCTCAATTGTTAGAGTAGTGCGTCTCTGGTGACAACTCTTATACCCTAACCTAGGACAGGATGCAACAACTTTTTTCACAAGAGACAAAAAAGTTTAGGGCCAGCCTTTCGGCCAGCCCATCTGGTATGCTCAGACTGTTGTGATCAGAGCCTAGTTGCGAATCCTGACCACGATATACTGATTCGTGTCCGCAACCTGAGCGTTGGCCTGAGCGGCATTGAGAGCCGACGCCAGAGCCGAATACTCCTGCTTATCCCCGATCAAATCGAGGAACTTCACCACTTCGGCCCGAGTCGCATCGATCAGCGACGACTCTTCCAACTCATTCGATTGGATTCCACCCTCAGCAAGCTTCATGGTAAATCTCCTATTTGCCCTAATGGCAAACACGTCATATCACAGCTTAGGCCAGTTGTCAACAAGGATCGATAACAATAATCGAAGTCCCTACTTTAAACTGATTCATTGCCATCTTCTCTAAATCGAATAGTTTTGCCTCGTAATTCGCATCATCAATTGAGTCGAACTTTTTCACGGCATCGATATTCCGTTTCCCCATATCGGGAACCCATCGATTATGATTACCCCATAAGTAAACAGCTTGACTATTTGCCAGTTTGGCTTTGATTGTCCACTTTTGAACCATATTACCTCAAAAATACGCAATTGTTGGTTTTTCCAGGCTAGTACGGTAAACTCACACTGTCAAGCAAACAATTTAGTTGAATATGATTGAAAATTGTAGCATATATCTTAACGAAGGTTGCTACTGGATAGAACCTTCCTTAAGGTTGTCATTGTGTGACGAGGTTCAAGATGCTTCTACAATTCCCTCTTGCCATTCTTGGGCATCTTCGTAACGGTTCCGTTAATATCGGAAAAGAGATTCTGAACACTTATCAGAATATCCGTAACGAGATTGTGGCTCAGTATGCGGCAATGAAGCATAGCCTAGATCATCACACTAAGGTTCTTCATTGCTCACATGGAATCGCCCATGCGGCATATCTATCTGCGGTTTTCATCGAAGGCCACGGAATGTATGCGGCTGTAGCTGGCGTCCTTCTTGTAATAACTGTTGCCACCTATATCAGCAACGGATTAGAGTAATGAGGTTTGTTATGAACCTGCCTGTCAATTTAACCCATCGCGGCTACCAGATAATAATCACTTCTGGTATAATTTCAGCGGGCCTTATGCAAGTAATGGTCCCCCATCTACAAAACACATGTGTAGTATTTGGGGTGATAGTTAACTTGATATGGGTTTGGGAGAACACAGAAAAGGCAAAGGGGAAGCTTTAAGCTCCCCCTTTTTTTGCTCATTTAGATGTGTGGAAGATGAATCTCTTTTTATCTTCTCTGGACATATTGTGATCTATCAGGGCGATGCGGCTCTCTAGAGCTTTTATCAAAACAGTGTTTGATAAAGCGTATGAGTCTAGGAATGCCGTTATATAATCCAATGCGAAGCGTATCGCTTCTTCATCCGTTTTACCTTTTTGCTTCTGGATGAAGACGATTCTATCTCTTAACTGCTTAGCTCTTGTCATGGCTCAGGTCTCACAAGAGAGTGACGAGTCAGGCTACCTGCTGCTCCCCACCCTCTTACTATTTAAGAGTTAGCACGTGTCCCCTTTCTGGTCAAGAGAGCCAGGGGACATTAAGGATGATTCTTCCCTATTATTTTCGTTGTCATGCTGCGTCGTCTTCTCCAACGAACTATGCCACTTCTCTAGATTGATGGCCTCTTGATTCAGAGTATACACATCATCCGTTAGCGGTTTTGTTTCGTGGCCGCTCATTGCGTAATCCCTCTTCGACTTTTTCAGCTTTCACCCTAAGTCGTCCACATGAGTAAGAAGGGATTAAAGTGTTCGTAACCTCCTGATTCGTGGTTTTAATTGTGGCTATGGCTACATTCATTTCGTTATAGATTGTAATAGTCGTTAGCACACTACTCATGTGTTAATGCTCCTCTAGCATATAATCTTATAGTTGTAAAGAAAAAAATTAAATTTAATGGAACTTTTTTAAAAGTTGTGTTGCCGAAACAACTCTATCGTATGTCGATTACGTGACCCTGCGAGTCTATTGCTCTACAGCGTCGTTTATACATACGAGAAACCGTATCGAGAGTTCTCGCAAGAGAAATCATCTCGTTATGGGCATGTTGAACAGTTACCCAATTTCCTATCTTGTCTTGTATTTGAATTAATACGGTTCTAATCATACTCCTATTTAGATTCAAAATCTTTTAATGTGAGAAGTCTCCCATCATCTGTTAGATATCCACTGAACGGCCCACCACACATGCATAAACCGTAAATACTGGAAGATGGGTCTGCTATCTTCCAGCATTTGCGGCAGACATTACATATATAAGATACGGGAGGTAAATCAGGGTCTCTCTTTTTCTTCGTCATTCTAAATGAACCTTATAATATGGCATTTCCCCATAGAGAGTGCTCCACTCAGACCTTGGATATGGGCAAGTTATATAACCCAAAGCCATACCAACACACATAAGGCACTCCACGTCAAAGTGTTCTCCCCAGATAACCCCATTTTTGTCCTTTGCTCCATTGAGAAAGGTATCTCCATTTTCGTTCACACGAAAGGTTTCTGGTAATTCTCCCAAGATGCCTTTCACTTCATTTTTAAATCTCTTAACCCTGTCAGGATTAAAGCCAAACATATTAACAATGCCTTCAATCATGATGGCATTCTCTGGCTTATCCCCAGGCTTGTAATCATCTGGCAAGTCAGATTGATGATAAATGCTACCTTTAGTTATTTCTCTAACTCTCTCAGCGCTTATCATAACCGACTCCATTGTAGTTATCTTCGATTGCCCATTTCATCTTGATTAGCCAACTTATAGATACAAAGATAGGCCAGAAGAAACAGAGGAAATAGAAACCACAAACTACCCATATATACGAATACCTAAATGTATCAGCATATTTGATAAAATTGTAGACAACAGATATCAAATAAGCAGTAATGAATATTTCCCACATTATTTCTTCTCCTGAGATATTTTTTCCTTATTGGATTTAGGTTGTCCTAGAAAAGAGGCTATTCGGTTTCTCTCTTGAACAAGGGTTCCCAATGTCTGCCTGTTTGTCAGTTTGGTATTGATGGCAACCCCGTGTTGATCTAGGTCCGTTGCGGCACGAATGAATTCGTCAATCGCCCATAGGATTTCTCTTCGTGCCCATGCGGTCTGGCTCATGACTACCCTTTTGATGTAATGGCGATCCCAGCAGGATTCGAACCTGCGACCCTCTGCTTAGAAGGCAGATGCTCTATCCACTGAGCTATGGGACCGTTTCTTTTTTGACGAGCTTTTTTAACTCGTCAATTTCGGCATTCAATGAGTCAAGGCATGTCTCATAGCCTATCATCACTGGATCAGTTTTCGGATCGAAATCAGGCTCTAGAATACACTCACGATAGGGCCTATTATTTTCCAGATAGGTTATAGCAGCGTCAAGCTGAGCTATCCGAATTAAGGCAGCATTCACTCCAGGCCTGATTTTCATTGTTATTTCTCTAGGGCTGCTAGGATCATGGCAATCTTGCTTTCGACTGATTGACTGTTATTGAACTTCTGTAAAGAAGTAACAACGTCAATTATCAAATGTTTCATGGGAATGTTGGCGGCGGGTTCCCCATTATTATTGAATAGTTGTTCTAAGTCCACGTCCTGAATTATACGAAAAACCTTAGGGGCATTTATTTTGATATTACCTAATCTAACCTCACTCCCAGATATTATGTATAAATCACGTTTTACGTCCCTGACGATTCCTTGATCAATTTCCCAGGGCTTTGTCATTTATAATCCCTTCCGCTGCCTTTTGTGTTTGGTAGACTCGATGGGAATCGAACCCATAACCTTCCGATTAAAAGTCGGACGCTCTAACCGTTGAGCTACGAGTCCATTGGTAGGCACAACAGGACTTGAACCTGTAACCAGTCCGTTATGAGCGAACGGCTCTAACCAATTGAGCTATGTGCCTATTGGTGCTCCTAGTAGGACTCGAACCTACACGCCCTTTCGGGCACTGGAATCTAAATCCAGCGCGTCTACCAATTCCGCCATAAGAGCTATATGTGGTGCTCACAGCAGGACTCGAACCTGCACTCCCGAAGGAAGGGGATTTTAAGTCCCCCGCGTCTACCGATTCCGCCATGCGAGCCTGAAAGTAGCCTGTAACTTTTGTCATAAGAGTTGTAGGCTACCCCTTTCTTTAACGCTGTGTCTGGACACTCTTTGACCAGCGATGCTACCTTAGAACGGCCCGCAAGTCAAGAGGCCTGATGTTCGTGGCCTCTGCGTTGATGAAGTTCAGAACATCAAATTTCTGACGCTCTGTCAAGTCTTGAAGTATGCATCACCACAACAACAATTGACTAAGTTCAATTAATGTAAAACCTTTATACTCATCTACTATGTCAAACTTAAAATTGAGGGCCTTGTCAGTAACATCAAAAGAAAACACCAAGTTCGTAATCTTTTTCTCTTGATATAGTTTCTCTAAGACTTTAACTGCCTCTGTTGCAGTTAGTTTCAATTGGAATTGCATCATATACCTTTTATGAATAGTTGTTCAACATAGGGCTTGTAATTATCGACCTTTCCATAATAAAGCATTGGAGTCGAATATTTGTTTGCCATCACGATAACAAAGTCCTGAATATCGGTATTATGTAATTCATTATACATCATAGCATAACAGGACGCTTGTAAGAAATAGGGGATGATATCAGCCCGTTTCTTTTCCTTCTTTGAAGTTTTGAAATCCACCACCATAGGAATACCATCCCATTTACCTATCAGGTCTACACGTCCTGCCGTATTCAATCGGAATGAGTAAAGGATTTCTTCTACTGTAATAACTTCTCCTAAATGATCATCCAAGAGAGGAGTAATCATATCAAAGTCATCTAAAACCATAGGGTTCTCTTGACTTCTGTCTATGGGTTCTTTCTTAACATACTTTTCAAGTAACGCATGAAAAGCGGTTCCTTTGTCTTTGGCTCTTTGAGAAACCTCGTCTGCTTCCTTTTCCCCAACACGTTCTCTCCAAGTCTCAATGGCGTCTTTTGTGAGCTTGGAGAGAACTGTTGTGACCGAAGGAAAGTATACCTTTAGACCATCGTCTTCTAGACAATATACACGGCCTGTAGGTAAATCCTTAGAATAAATGAGCAACTAAGCCTTTATCCTCTAGAATGGTTCTGGTCATAATGTATTCCTTGACGAATGAGCTTCTAACAATATCCTCTAAACCAAACTCAATGAAATCGAATGACTTCATCTCTTTGATAATTTGAATAAAGTCTGCAATACCGCTAAGCTCTTTCTTACGGTTCAAATCGCACTGTCTCATATCTCCCGCCACAATCATGCGGCAGTTTCTTCCGAGACGAGTGATTATAGTATTACATTCAGCAGATGTAAAATTTTGGACTTCATCAACAAATACAATGGCGTTAGATATGGTAACACCACGGTTAAAAGATGTAGGTAGGAAATCCACAACTTGTTTGTCTTTAAGCAATCGGTAGGCATCTTTTTTGTCAAATAACTCTTCACATATGATATGATATGGCTGTTCATACTCTTTGGCTTTCTCTTGCATATTGCCAGGAAGGAAGCCAATATCTCTAGATGGAACGATACTTCTAACGATAACCAACTTATCATATGTTGTTAGGTCAGAAAGAATACTTTCCAAAGCTAGGTATATGGCCAGAAAGGTTTTGCCCGTTCCTGCAACTCCATATAGGAATAAATTTTGATCCTCCGCAAACGAACGATAGACCCTATGTTGAGTCTTAGTTAATGGCTTGAAGGATTTTATTTTAAAGCAACCGTTTTCTTGTTTCATGTCTTCGATCTTCAAATGGCGTTTTTGTTTCTTGCTAAGTTTTTCAACAGCCATATATTTCCTTTTTATCTGACGACTTTGAAATGACCTTCTAATGAACATTAATAGAGTTTTTCTTGCCTGACCCCTTTTTAATGCTCTTTAGCATATCGGTATAATCACCAGGGACTTTCATATGAGTGCCCACACCAGAAACTATAGCGGGGCATCCATTAACAAGTCTTTCAACATGCGGGTTAGATTTCAGGTATTCATCACATTCAGTGATACCCATTAATTCAACCCATTCTTTACCTGTATTCTTGTTCAGAAATCTATATGTAGGCATGGGTATTTACCATTTTCTGTTTGTATAATATGTATCATCTGCTTCATAATTAACCCCGTCATCATCAGCAATTTGATATTGACGGTCGCGGCGATTTTGCTTTTCTTTTCTCTGCAATCTAGTATCTTTTTTTCTAACTGTTTCATAATCAGAAAAATCACGATTATATTTTGTATTTCGGCTTTTACCCATGGCTGTTATATTTTACTTACTCCCTTCTAGTTCTACTGCTTCTGACTTCCCAAGTGCATACATCGCTGTATGGCTATCATAATTTGTCTCGGAAATATAGGTCTGCCAGTCTGTATAATTGACAGGCTGAGCGGCTGTTAGTTTGGTTGCATCAACGCCAGCAACAGTATTGACTGATGATGTTCCGTTCTGTAATAGTATAGTGCTAGAGCCTTTAATATCGGCAGTTATAGAAGACGAACCAATTCCGTATGTTGTCCATGTATATGGTCTAGAATACCAACGATCAACATATTCGCGATAGACGATTTCCTTACCGTCAACAGCCTCAATCTTTTCCTTGATACGATCCCATTGCTTCTTATTGGGAAGGCCTTCGATACTCTCAGTAAAACCTTCAAACCAAGCCTTAAACTCACTTACCTTCACTTACAATCTCCTCTTTCGTTTCCTCATCAATAAGGCCTGGAAATACTTCCTTGACCAATTTCTTTGTGATCTTTTTATATGGTAGTTTCTTATCTTTAACTTTTAATAATAGTTCTGCATCAGCGGGGGCTATATTCTCAAGTAAACGAATGAATAGCTTCTTTCTCTTTTCATCTGTCAATAAATTGTTACCACCTTCAACAAAAAGATATAACAATCTTGCTTCTGAATATAGAAGGTGTTCTAAATCTACCAATTGGTTTTTTTGATATTCATACTTTCCAGTAGGAAGTACAAACTTTATGGAAGGACAATAAGCATGTTTAAGGACTGATTGTAGCACTCTTGAATTATAATTCAATAGAATTTCTTTGCGGTGCTCTTCTGTCTCTGCCTTATCGGCCATCTCAAGTATTTCACTGATTCCTAATTTCATGTGCTAATTGATTGCAGTCCTTTCCTACCCGCTCTTTCTGTGTCTTTGATTTCCTGTAGTGGCATAGATGGCTCTGTTACCACACAGACATTCCATAGACCCTCTTCACCCTTAAGCTCTACACGATATCCAGATACCGCTGCTTTTTCAGGAATCCATACAACAACCTCAGCGATTGTACCATCTGGTTGAAGTTGCCTCAATCTACATTGTTTATGTAATTTATTATCCACTGTATATCCCTTTGACTAGAAACCCTTGTAAATGAATTACAAAATCACCAAATACTACACCTAAACCTAGTAGGGCTATCATTAATGCAAAGATAACCCATAATTTAAAACTCACTGATAGCTCCTACAAGCTGATTAAGATCGTGTTCAAGAAAGTATTCGAGTAGGTTCTTTTTGGGCTTCTGCTTTTGCCGTTCATACTCGTCTAATATTTCTTGTTGAATTGTTTTAGGGATTTCCATTAGATCGATAAGGGCTCTATTACGATGCCAGTTTCTAAGCATCTCCCCCTCAAATAATTGGGAAGCTGGATAATCTTTCGAGCCTGGATCAGTGGAATTATCGAGTGCTATAACCCAACGCTCAAGATCAGTCTTGGCTAGGTTGAATTGCCTCTTACCATCTACAAAGGTGTTATCGGGGCTCTTTATATTAGGAATACCATCGCCTCTATCACCACGAATAATATGCTCAAATAGATACATTCGCGGGGTATCTGACTTAACTTCTTTTTTACGGATAGGATCATATTGTCTTACGTTGCCGC